GTGGTAACTTGCGTGGTTCGCCAAAAGCCTTCGCAAATTTTCATGATAGTAGCCTCACCTTCTTGCGTTAGGACAAAGTCCAGCACCAGCAAAGTCATGGGGTTCAATCCGTATTTATCCTGAACCGCTTTAATTCTGTTTACAAATCGTTCTAGTTTCACTCTTCTCTCCTTAATGCGTAGTGAGCAACATGCCCTGTTCTATATTTAATATAAATTGTGTTGTCCCGCTTCAACTCAGCTATATACCATTTGGTCTGACCTTCGCTTAACCTAAGCAACTTCATCATGCCCTTTATCGTAAGCGCATACCTTTCGCCCATTATGCGAATCAAACGCTTCTTTGTTCCATCACTCGGCTTCGATCTTTCCATTTGGTTCCTCGTCGCATCTTTCAATCAAAGCCGCATATCCACAAATATCTATTAAATTGTCTTTATGGTCGGGGTCATTGGCAAAGCGTGCAACTTTAACTAACATCATTAAAGCGGCAACATCTTTAGCGTTGAGTTCTCTGTTGTTTGTATTTTTTGTATATGCGTTCCACATGGTCGCAATAGTCCCTAAGTTCTTACTCGGGTGTCCGTAAGTCTTCTCCCTGTCCCCATAGATTATGTTGTGGGCTTCCTTGAGAATCGTCATTTGTTTTCCTTTTCTTACAAAAAATTGTTTCAAAGTTTTTATCAAATACTTCCATCGGCACACCTAAAGGTCTTGGCGCATCACCTTTTCCACCATCACGCTCGCTCATCATTGCTCCTTAATAAATCGTAAATAATTCCAGCTTGAGGTAAGCTTATTTTGAGTAGCATCTTTAAATGTTCTATCCCATGTTCATTGACCGCAACGGCAATACCACCTGTGTTCATGATGGTTGCGAGATTCTTCTCTTGTAGCGCAGTAAGTTTGCCTTTGCCCGCCTTACACTCAATACCAATAAAGCGTCCAGCAAGGCAAGCAACAATATCAGGAACCCCACTGGCGCCATAGCCACTAGCAACAGGATAAAAGTGATACGCTCCCACAGCTTTAAGGGCTTTGACCACTTCATTTTTGACTTTCTTCTCGGGTGTCATCGGCACTCTTTCTCAACTTATATAGTTCGTTATATTCTTTTGGATTCAGATAAATCGTATACATACCGCCAAATAACTTTCTACCTATGCCCATGATTACGGCTTGGTAAACATCCATTACTTTGAGGAGTGCAATGCGTTCATGCACAAAGAGGGGCATATGGTCATAGCCCAAAAAGGTAGCTTCACAACTGCTATTATTGTTCAGCATTGCGTATTGAATCTTCCCTGTTTCATCAACATTAACACCAAGCGTATAATTTTTTCTTGTCATTTTTATTTCCTACTTTACCCATAATATATAGCACATTTATAAAAACATCAAGGGGTTTGTAGAAAATTTTATTGGGATAAACCCTCAATCCAAAACTCTTTATCGCTGGCTTTGAATCCGACATGAGGAACCATCTTGCCGGCATCCATCATGCGTAACATACCAACTTGTTCCTGTATGTAGGTAGGGGACTTGTCAATGGATTCATATATCTGCACCCCGCTATCCTTGCTTGGTGCATTGGGTAGGGTTGTGATTGTAACGGAATCATCATTACAGATAAATACATGGATACGGCTAAACTTCTTGTTGCGTATTTCTTTATACGATTGGTATGCTTCAACACCTTTGTCATATACATTTTTAAACCTTTCTGTCTGTGGTTGAACCCCGATTGCTTTTAATCTACAAACTTCTTCTAATATATCGTCAAAGTCTATATTGTTTACTGTGCGTCTAACATTCCTATACATGTCCGACTGCCACGCATCAAATGCTTGGTCTGCTTGTTTCAGGGTTCTATTGGCAATCTCTTGGGCAGTAAATGGCTTGACATATTCTTTCATATACTTAAACAACTTCTTGGGGTCGCTAGTTCTGCGGGTATGGTAGTCGTCGTTATAAGCCGCATATTTATCGTTCTGAATTAGCCTAGACTCTACTGTGTATTGTATCTTGCCATCTTTTTCTTCCCACCAAATCATTGCTGGCATGTTCTCTTTGTTATATCTATCCGTTTCAAAACGGCTATCCACAAATCCCATGACATTACTATTCTTAGTGTATTTAGTTTTAAGCTGGTAGCGACTCACTTGCACCTTACGAAAGTCCATGAGCAACTGCTTTATTACTGCGTCTTCTAAATCATCTAAGTTTTCTATCAACAGCATTGCACTCTCCTTTTATTAACACCTGTTAATCAATTACTTTCTTACTTTCATTGGTTACTCCTGACTCCACAGTTCTTACTACATATGGGTATTCCAAATCCCAACCATCATCGCCATATGTTGTTTCCTCTATGTCCTCAGTATTCTCACCAACCCTAGCAAAACGGCAACAGAAATCTCCGTCATAGTCTTCCGCCATGCACATCAACTCTGACATGGCACTCTCGGATTCGTCATACCATTTCCAATAATCCGCATGGAAATGTAGCAAGCCTTCATCGTCGTAATACATATGCTCTAGTATTTCTTGGATTACTCTATCTTCTTTCAACCTAGCCAATGCTACAAACTTCTCAGGCTCTTTTACTTTTAAGCAAAACGATACAACCGACCTATACCCCATCACTTTCTCCTTAGAACATACTTAGAATTTCATCAACCTTAGACTTCACATCAAGACGCACATCATCGTCTTTCCGTAAGTCATCAGCTCCGAGCCCTGAAAGCGCACTCTCCAACTTCTTTCTACATGCTTCTAGCTTAGGGTCTGAAGTTACATTCAATCGTGTNAGTAANTCGCACAACTGCACCGCATTACCCACCAATGAATCTCTNAACAACTGCTTCTCCTCGCCAGCTAACTTATCACTCATATGACTTAGACAATCATGCAACCGATTCCATGCGTCTGCCATAGCATCATTTAACTTGGTTTGGTAGAAACCCTGATACTGTTCCATNAACTCGTTNTTGTATGCTTCNCCCACATCAATACGNAAGTCCCCCACATCAGGCACAGGTANAAACACATACTTGAACTTGAACTTGTCCTTTAACAAACTGACATCGGGATATTCGCTGCCGTCAAAAAGATCACCTAATTGAAATGCGGCTGCGGACACAAGTGTTGGGTAATCAGCTAGGAACTCATCAACGGCTTCGTCATACTGAATCTGGTAATCACCTAGCGTCGCTTTATAGTCAAAGAAGTTTGCCATTGGTAACAACCTACTGCCACCATCACTCCATGGCAAGGTTTGTTGGTAATGCCATGTCCTAATCTTATTGACCAGCTTGTTTAACTCATCGAGCTTTTGCGTGCCAGCCAATAATTTTTTATGATAGTTGCCAGCCCGAGCATGCGTGCCCTTGCTTGCATCAATCTCCTCGGACACTTTCTTGTCCATCTTGCGACCAGTCCACACCGAAATGTTTAGGTCAATCAACATCGAACTATTCTGAATCATTTGTTTCTCCTTCATCTATGTTGCGTTCGTCTTCTACTGCGCCCAAGTAGCCGTCTACTTCTGAGGCTACATAGTCGGGAATTTCAGATAGCGTTTCCCTTGTGCCGTCTTCCCACTCAACTTCAATAGTCCACCATACGATTCGCTTCATTTGCTTCTCCTCACTTGTTAACACCTGTTAATAAATTACTGCACTCTTACTGTCTTACCTACTTCACTTACTACATCCGTTGTGATACCCCACAATGTTGGGCAATCCCAATCACCCCATTGAGATACATAGCCATCAGTTAGGATCACCGCACACTCGGGCTTGAGCTTATGAGCCTTGATATACCGAGGCATACATGCGGGGTCTGTGCCACCACCGCCTCTTGGTTTAGTAGATGAGAGTAGATTGTCTAGGTCGTCTTGGTCATACTTCTCATGACTGCACACATCAGTATCCCAATACAACAGGTCNATACCTTCGGGCTTAACTGTTTCGCATATCTTACGNACCTCACCCAAGAACTGACCNATCTCATTCGTGCCGATAGAGCCTGACATATCAATTCCCACAACGATACGCCCCACACTTTCCCCGATAAGACTAGGCATATAAACATCTTGGTCAATCCACCTACGAGATGGTCTGCGCCATGTCGATTCGTCTTTGTCCACACAGAATGAATTAACAAACTCACGCAAGGCTTCTCGCCAATCAACCTTAGACTGCAACGCATCAGTAACTTCTCTTGGCACATTACCCTTCATCTTGCCAGCGAGTATTGAACCTTGACGCAAGGCTTGGTCTACATCCTTAGCCAACTGCTCTTTCTCCTCGCCTGTCATACCATCTGCACTTTCCCAATCATGCGAGTCAAAGCCACCCATGCCACTACCTTCTTGCACAGGCACATCCTTGCCTTCTTGATCCCCAACTGTTTTGACATGGACTGAACCCTTGTCTGCCTGTTGTTTGAGATCACGATAGACTGAGCCAGCATCCCAACCCCGATACTTCGGATCAAGCAACCCTTCGGGGGGTAAGCCAACCTCAACCGCTTGCGGGTCTGAGTCTACGATCATCTGATTGATTACATAGTCGCATGCCATATTCGCCAACTGAGCATGCTCTTTGTAAAGATGTTTCCATGTTGTCGTATGTCGGAAGGCTTTGTGTAGATTCTCATGCAAGATAACACCACGCACATTTACCTCACTTAGCTTGTCGATAAAGCTACGACCATAGAATGTATCTCGACCATTCGTGCAAGCTGTTGGCACATCATCTTTGACTTCGGTCTGCCCGATCATGAAGATACCTGAATACAAACAATA